GTCATTTTCTTTAAAATTCCAAGATGATTTTAATGTCTTCTTTTTGCCTAGAATCTCTTTGTACTAGAGGTCTATTGTTAATATAAATTACTTCACCTGTCTTTTTATTTATCTCTGGATTTGCTAGTCCATTTGTAAAAACAACTCCTAAATTTATATCTTTAGAATTAACTGTAGTTTTTATTCCACTAAATCCACTATCTATAGAACTAGTAAAAGGACTAATATTACCTGCACCTGTATCATCTGCAGGACTTGCAAATGATATTACTTTAGAAACTGAAGTAACATCATTCCTATCTAGTTGATCTATTGTATTACCAAAATATAAAGATCTATCTTGAAAATACTTTAAAACTTTAGTTTCACTATCATATGATGCAACATAACCCTTAGCGGTTCCTGAAGAATTTGATTGTTCTATTTTAGTTCCAACAGTAGGATCTGAAGTAGTTGAAGATATTTTTAAAGAAAATAAAGAAGAATAATCACTTCCAGTAAAAATACTATCTGAAGTATATTGATTTGGATTTTTCAAAATTCCTACTTGACAAAATTTTGTATCTATTGGAAAATCTTTACTAGAATCATCAAATCTTGCATATACTAATACTTTATCTGTACCCAATTCAGTGTAAATATTATATCCATGTCCTTTAGAAGGTGGAATAATAGGTATTAATTTTGCTGGACTTGGAATAGAACCATCAGGTTGTAAATTCCCCAAATCAACCACTCCAAAAGTATAACCACTTCCACCCGAAACTACTACAGCACTAGTTATTGTCCCTGATCCTGGAGCTACAGTTATTGATACTTTACCTCCAGTTCCATCTCCTAATATATCAACTACCCCATCTTTATAATTTGCTCCACCATCAGCAATATATATTTTTTTAATTTGATTTAAATTAATATCGGAATTACCTGCTTCTCTAACATTTTGAATTTGATTATCTGTTGAGGTTTGCCATTCATTAGGAACAACAACATATTCAGTAGAATCAAATTTTATAATATCACTTGGAGAAACTGAAAATAGATATTTCCAAACATACCCATCACCACTTGTTCCAGCTGCTGTTGGTTCCAAATCAGTAAAAGTAGGTTCATCTTTAGACGGATTACCTTTAAGATTATCTCCAGAAGAACCATTGTCTATACAAACATATACTCGAAAATCAGTATTTATTACATAATAATTAGAATCATATAATCTACTTAAATTGGAATTTGGTGCTGGATTTGCATTACTATAATCATGTCGATACATATCATAACGAGTATTAGAACTCCAAGAAACTTTTCTTATAAGTCTTCTAACATTAGCACTAGTTACTTTTTTACCAAATAAAGCAGTATCTCTATATTGTGAATTATATTGTAAATTATCAACTGGATTTAAAGTATCAGTATTCCATGAACTTACTGAATCAGTTCTTCCAAAACCTGAAGATGGAGTTGCTGGATTAGGTAGTCCTAGAAATACATAATATGAATTATTAGTATCTAATACAGAATCTACAAAATTACCTGCATTCAATATTCTAAATTGATCTGTTACTATGGCTGGCATCTTAATAGTTTTTTAGATATTTATAATAGTTTTGGAAGAGCACCAGTACTTCTCAATCCAGTACCCCTTCTTTGAATACTTGGGAATGTTGTTATTCCAACATCTACAGTATTACCAGTTACTGCTATTGATACTGCAGAAGTAGATCTAGTTCCAGTTAATTTACCCCAAGAGAACTTACCAATAGTTTGTGTTCCCATTGAAGTAGCAATACCAACTGGATTACTTGCTACTAAAGCAGTAACAATACCTGTTGTTCCAGAATAAGAAAAACCATCAATAATGTATATATTATCTAAGAAGGTGGTTCCTACACCCACTACAGCAGAATCACTTCCTGTTCTGTCTATTGATGTTGCACCATATCCTAAATTAGTATCAAATATATAAAGTGGATTTCCTTCTTCCATTCCTGTCCATCCAGAAGTAGACTTACTTAAGAAGAATTTAAATCCTAAAGTAGAAAAACCAACAGTCGT